CGTCTTCTGTGAATGGGTCCTCCATTTCCAGGTTCATTGGTTTAAAGTTTTTAACATCGAAACGGGTGGGCAATTTTTTCAGTTCAGTGATATAAGATTCGGGAGGGGTAGTCATTTTATTATACTTATTACAAATCAAAACTCTAACTTAGGTTTCACTCTTCGTCTCACTGCTTGCTTAAATACCATCTCTCGAACACAGCGCATCTCTCTACACAATGTTTTTCTTTCCCCGGATTGTTTTTAGGGACACATGCAGTCCATAATCGTTTGGTCTCGGAGTTCCCGCGACCATGAACGACATTCATAAACCGGTAGATGGTTTCACCAGGCATGGATGGATACCTTATCATTATAAGCTGCACAGTCCAGACAATGTATGCAGGCCACTTAATAAAAGGAGTTTTCGTGTTGCTTTTGTTCGTTGGTAGCAGTTGATTAAAACACTCGATAAATTTATCAACATCTTCCGACAAACTGTTAACATCAAGTTTAACACCCCTAAATTTTTCGGCATGTACGCGGAGTTGCAGCACACTAGAAATGCTCTCGGTGTGGAAAAGTCTTTTTTTAATGAAATTTGTGAGGATCATGTACATCGACATAGACGCGTCTCCTCGTTTATTTTCGGCACCAGCCATCTTGGTAAACGCAAGAAGACTGTCGATGTGACGTTCACCAAGGGTGCGTGAGAGTTCACAGAGCTCGATTGAAGGCATCATATTCACAAATTCCCCGGACTTGATCGGAAGGCCCATATTCACGCGGAGAATAAATTGCTCCTCATCCAGGTCGGTCAGACCTGTATAGACAGTATACCGGACCTTCCGGTAATTAAAATGATCTTGGTCAGACTTCGACATCTCACTCAAATACAGACCATTGTATTTTAGCTCGTTAGACATGAACTTTTTTATTGTATACACCCTGTGACCTCCCTCGAGAATTCGAAATGAGTTTCCTCGTCTAGATACTGTTATAGGGTTCACAACGAAATCCAGGTAGAGAGAATCGATAAAAAATGTCTCTTGCTCACTCGTCCAGGTGTCGGGTTGACGCTGAAGAATGGGATGGTTCCCCCACATTTGATCTTCCCGCATCAATTCAGTGAAGAACGAGGATAAGTTCATAGAGTCGTCATTGCGGTTGCGATCAGACATGATGATATACTTTCCACACGAAATCGATTCACTTAGGTTTCGAAAACGTAAAAGCAATCCTGTACTCGTCCTTTTCTACGTCGGATAGTTTCCTATACTCTTCACTGAGTTTCTTGGTAATCTCACGGAAATTGAGTTCTGGGTTAGCGGTGACAATCTCGGGACGTTTCTCCTTACAGAAGGCAAAATAGGGATTGACTTTCTTGACGGGCTCCTTCTTCTCGACGGGCTCCTTCTTCTTGACAGGTTCCTTCTTCTTGACAGGTTCCTTCTTCTTAGTGGGCTTCGTCACTGGAGTTAATAGTTTATACATAATAAGAGTGGCGGCTAAAATTATAGTGGTTCCCACAACGACATTCATTACATGAATAATTATTTATTCTTTTAAGTTTCATATAAAAATTTCTTTAGATAGAATAGGAAAGATGTATACATACTTCATAGTGGCAATCTTCATTTTGATTTTGGTTATGCAGAATAAGTCTAGGGGGATGAAACAATCCATAGAGAAGTTGGTCAGACAGTCGGCTCGATATGCTACAGCTGCACAACAGGATAAGTCCCCAGTGATCGCCGTGCTTCATGCCAACTATGCTGCAGCCTACCTCTATGCTTTGAAAGACATTGCATCAGAGTCCCAGATTCATAATGCCACTGGTATAAATGTCAAAAAGTTTAAGGAGCATGTGATGAATGTTCAAGACATGGTGACTAAAAAGACCACTGAATCTTGTCCGGAATTTGCAGGTAATGTTGACATATATTTGGCTGAAATAGGGGGTGAAGCTTGACAACCTAAGTCAGTAGATGGAAAGTAAAAAGTATCTCTAAAAATGGAAGTTGTTCGCGATACTCTTTGGGAAGAATGTCTCACGAATGCGGTGACTATGTACCGTCTTAGTGAGCCAGACGACAGATGTTATCATCTCGCGGATGCGACGTGGAAGATGAAAATGCGATACTTGAAACATCAACAGAAAAAAGATACTCGAAAGATCATAGTTTTAGAAAAACCCCCGGAACTCGTGAATGAACAGAGGACATCTAAGAAGATTTGTTGTGCGACGACTATGACTGGGAAGCCGTGTTCTTTTAAGGCGGTATGTGGCGACTATTGTAGGAAACATAGTGTCAAGAATACCACGATTGGGGCAAAGGTTGATGTGTCTCAAATTAAAATCGTTGACTAATAGAAAGATGATGTTAGACCAAGAAAGTCTTAGACCTGTAATAATATCGATGGCTCTTTACATCGTAATAAGTATTGTCATTCCTCGCCTAATTACAAAGCCCACTGGTATCAAAGCAATTGATGATCTTGTGATGACCATCATTGCCCAAAAGGATTCACTTATGAGTGGTACCATTCTCATTGGTCTCATTACTTTGGGTACCAATTACATTCAGGAAGAACTCCTGTAATACATTTTCCCTCCCAACGAGTTTCTTAGTGTGTGTGTGATCCATGTGGCGAATGCGGTTGTCATACGCGTGTCTCATGAATTCCAAGAGTTGGTCAAAGTTTGGTTTACCCCAAACCATACCTTTTTTGAAGAGGAAATCATCCTTCTCCAACTCCTGAAGTTCACAATCGATAGTGTAAGGTGTCTTTACATACTCCGGTGCACCCCCATAGTTTGTTATGATGACAGGTTTGTCACGGAGTGCGGCTTCAACTGCACCCATACCAACACCTTCGGAATGGGAAAATCCAACATAACAATCTGACCGATCATGTATCTTATCCATTTCTTCATCGGGGATTACATCATTTATAACTTCAACTCGTGGTAGTTGAATGTCTATATTTTGGTTACACGTCGCCTTTACAAGGAGTCTGGTATTGGGTTCATTCAATCGCACAAAAGCTTGGAGAATATCTCTGAACTTTTTTCGGGGGTCCATGATATTTCCGATGTGGTAGAAAGTGTATGGTTTCTCACGGGGTTTGGGGATGTGTGCGTGAATGACATAGAAATCATTGCCAGGAAACTGGCACGAGAGAACCTTTTTACAGAACTCACTCGGGACTGCGACCTTCTTAAACTCTTTCATGATGAGACCATAGTCCTCGTGAACTGTTTCAGTTTCACATACGGTCATACAGGCCAGATTTTTTACACGCTTTTTTACATATTGAACATACTCCATTTGGTTTTGGAGTGGGAGTAAAAATATGAGGGCATTATCTGTTTCGGGTATAGTAGAACCTATAATATAATAAGTAGAATGAGGTGTAAATAGCTTGGTGTATTTTATAGCATGATTTCCAATACCAGTATTGAGTGGTGGTCCGATCACAATCATTTAGTATAAAGATAATCTTTCTTTTATATATATAACAATGGACGCTCTACGCAAAGAGATCGACGATGAAATCAAACGCACCCGCCTTGACAAAACACGGTTGTATGAACTACTTGTGAAGATTATTGATCAGTGTGGTGGTCCAGCTGGTGAGGGATCTGTCGGTCCAGCGGGTCCAGTGGGTCCAGCGGGTCCAGTGGGTCCAGCGGGTCCAGCGGGTCCAGCGGGTGAGTGCAAGTGTGTGGCAAAGGTCACCACTACCACCCCCCCCCCCCCCAAGAAGACTGCCCCCAAGAAGAAGGTGGCCTCTACCCCCCAAGCTTAATAAAGAATATACACTATAAAATATATATATGACTACACTTATTCATATTTACAACACGACAGAGGGTCCTAGACGTTCTCGGGGTATAACCAGACCCGTAAAACGTCGAAGTGCAACGACCCTCGAAAGTCTTCAGCGTAAATCTGAAAAAGATACGTTGAAAATAAGCGAACTTCAGGAAGAGGTTAGAAAGCACAAGATGGCGCAAAAGAAACTCAAGATGTTGACACAATGGAATTTACGTTCAACAGAGTCATCACTCAAAGATGTGCGGGACATTTTACATATATTAGAGGAGCTCTATGGGGAGTTTTCCTATGACGAACTTTAGGTGGCATAGCTCCCATGTACAGTGGTTTAAGTAGGGGAGCTTTTATTTACCCACCACATGAACCCACCCAACATGGATACCAGAATGATCATTAAAACTCCAAATGAATATTTTTTTGGATTCTCTTCGGGTGGTTTATCGGGTAATTTTTGAACATTCTGATTGAGAGAGTCTATCTTTTTGGTAAGTTTTTCGAGAGCCATGAGTATTTGAAGTTCTCTATCTCTGGGTTTCTCTTTGACATTGACTGTGGTAATTTCCAGAACCATGTACCACTTGGCATCTGGTTGGAGTGTCTTATAATCATTATCATCTTGATGTTCATATATTTTAAAGTTCAACTTTTTGATTGATATGGGATTGAAATAATTTGTTTTACGATTAAAACTTTTCCATTGTTTGTCTCTTACGAGAAATCCATTGCTCCCCGTGAAATGTCTTTCGAGGGGTACCCTCGCTAAGAGTTGACCATGTCTTTCATCGAGAATCTGTGCGACTTTAGGAACTTCTGGGCACACGATGTCAACAAACTTTGCTACATCTGTACCAGTTCCAGCTGTATCCCCCACTTGTGTGATGTAAAAGTCGACCATCTTGATTCCGAGAACCCTACTCATATCTTCTATGTGGGTGTTTGATTCTAAAGTCAGGTCGAGGGAAAATGTATTATTTGTACCATTTACAAAGTTCGAATCAATTATTACGTACTGAACTTTTTTAGGTATGTCTTCGATGGACATTCTAAAGTATACTGATATAAAAAAATATTATATTTTCATTGTATATGACCCCATTTCATTCGTTTATGTCTCTTGCAGGGGTGCTTACTCTTTGGATGGTTCCAGAATATATAAAGATGTTTAAGAGTATAAAAAAGAAGTGACATTCTATAGTATAATGTTGTTTCAGGCAATTGCCAACACCACCGTGGACATGGGTCCACAGTACCTTACGAATATTTACAAATGGGTAAAGTCTGCTGTATGGGATGCACCCTATCGTATTTACCTCGATGTCCAACTTGAGAAACAAAGGCTCGAACGAAACCTAAGTCTTCAGGAAAGTGACAACGAAAGTCATACCGATTAATGGACTACATTCCACTCTATACTGACGAATTTGCAGTGGCTTTTTGCCAGGCTACTGCACCACTTTGTCCAGACGTTCAACGTTTGATTTGGCGGGAAGTTATTTCACCCCCAAAATTGAAAACTCCACCACCCGCACCAAAAAAATGTCCGAAATATTCAAGAACATGTTCGGTTTCTTTACCCAGAAATTTGTTCGGAAACAAGAGTACCAACTAGTTGAAAGCATAAATGAGT